GGCCAGGAATATGGCCACCGCAGAAGCAACAACGGCAGGCGTTCAACTGGACGCCATCAAAGCGGGCCTTTCCGTAGCCGCATAACACACAAGTAATTCGCACAACTGTCCTCGCAAGGGGATGGTTTGCAATGCCCGTCGCCGGGGCTTTTCGGGCGTTAGCGGGTCGCCGCCGTTCATCGGGCGCAAGAGGGTAATATGGAAACTTTAGAGGATATTGTAAACAACGAAGAAACCGAAGCGCCAGCGTCGCAGGTAGAAACACCTGTAGAGCCGGAAGCGAAGCCGGAAGAACAGCAGCAAGCTGAACCTAAGGAAGAGCAGCCGCGTGATGAAGCTGGTAAATTCAAAGCCAAGGGCGAAAAAGAGAGCGCGTCGCCTGCGCCAGTTGAAACTCCATTAGACCACAAAGCATTAGTAGGGGAGCGTCGCCGCAGACAGGAGGCGGAGGCGCGATTAGCTGAGATCGAGGCGGAAAGGACCGCCGAGCCACAAGAACCAGCGCCAAGCGTTTTCGATGATGAAGACGCGGCATGGAATGCGCGGCTTGAGCAGTTTCTTCCCATAGCCGAACAGCGGGCTATGGCCAAGTTTGAGGAAAATATGATTGCGCGTTCAGCGAATGCTGCACGGGCAAAATATGATGACTTTGACGACGCCAGAGAAGTTTTTACGCAAATGGCGAAGGACAATCCAATGTTGGAGCAGCAGCTTCGGCAGTCGGATAATCCAGGCGAGTTTGCGTATAAATCAGCAAAGCATCACATGGAACTGCAACAATATGGCGGGTCAGTTGACGCGCTTGTTGAGGCTCGTGTGAAGGCTGAGTTGGAAAAACAGAAGCCTGCTGAACAGCCCAAAGCCCCTGACATTCCTGAATCATTGGCAGATGCGCAAAGCTCGAAGACCGCAACGGCTCCGACTGCGCCTCTGTCGCTTGACCAGATATTGAGCGGCAAGCGTTAGCACGCCGCTTAGTTGAGGTCGTGAGGAAAATAAAATGGCTTTAACTACAGTAGCAACAGAGAATACCGCAGAGGTTTGGGATGCCGAACTTTTTGCGGAGTATGTTCGCCAGAATCGCTTCAAGCGGTATATGGGGAGCAATGAAAACAGCATCATCCACATCAAGGAAGACCTGACGAAAAAACGCGGTGATGGTATTACCATTCCGCTGATCGCCAAGCTTTCCGGTGCGGGTGCAACAGGCAACCAATTGCTTGAGGGTAATGAAGAAGCCTTGCTGAACTATGGGCATAAAATCGAGGTTGATACTCGCCGTCATGCTGTCGCTAATACCGACCATGAAGAGCAGCTAACCCCGATGGACTTGCGTAACGGCGCAAAAACCATGCTCAAATTGTGGTGCATGGAGCGGCTTCGTGATGATGTCATTACCGCGCTTGGCTCCATCGGCGGCATCGCTTACGCGACTGCTACGGCAACAGAGCGTAACGCATGGTTGGTGGCGAACATTGACCGTATTCTATACGGGACAGGTGTTGGCGCAGGTACATCGCATAATACTGATGTCGGCGCAGTGACGGCTGCAATGAGCCTTTCCAAAGACATTGTGTCCAAGGCAAAAGCAAAGGCAGAAACTGCTGACCCGATTATTCGCCCCCACGTTCATAGCGAAGACGAAGAAAACTACGTTATGTTCGTTGGCTCAGGTGGTTATCGCGACATCAAGGCAGATTTGGATACAGCACATCAGAATGCCGAGAAGCGCGGTAAAGATAATCCAATCTTTAACGATGGCGACTTGATGTATGATGGTTGCATTATCCGTAAGGTTCCAGAGATCACCGCAATCGCCGAGACAGGCGTGGGCGGCGCTCGTATTGAGCCATACTATCTGTGCGGTGCGCAGGCAGTCGGTGTTGCATGGGCAAAACGTACCCGGTCAACAACCGATACCCGCGATTACGGTTTCGTCAAAGGCTGCGGCATCCACGAGATGCTAGGCGTTGAGAAACTGCTATTTAACGACAAAGATCATGGTGTATTTACCGGCTTTGTTGGTGCGGAAGCAATCTAAAAAAATCGGGGCGGGTTTATTGCAAGGCATTGTTTCAGGCCCGCCCCATTTTAGGAGAGTGATATGACGACTTGCCGCGACATCATCACCCAATCCATGCGCCGTGTGGGCGTTCTGCCCTTGGCTAGAGAGGCCAAAGCGGCAGAAGCCAAGAACGGCCTGTTTATCCTCCAAGACCTTTACGACAATTGGTTCGCTTCTGGCGTCTTGGGAGAGATGGAAGATGTTTATAAAACCACAGATTACACGGCAAACGAGTTTGAGCGGATATTTGCGGATGGCGCGACAATAACGCTGCCAGAAACGATTCCGACAGAAGAAAATCCAAACGAACTTAGAACACCAAAGGATTTGGCAATCGTTCAGATACATGACGGTGCTGACCGCCGCTTTGTATGGGATGGGGGTTGGGTTGAGACAACAAATTTAACACTGGAATCCAATGCCCCGCTTGCTGGAAGGGGGCAGGATGGGCTTGCGTCAGCGCTTGCCGTTTGTTGGGTTGATACGTTTGGCGGGCAATTGTCGCCTGCTGTTATTCGTCGCGCCAATCACTTTAACGGCATCCTGCTGGGGGGCAATGCAACCAAATCCGAGCCTGTAGAGTCGTTTTGATGGGTATAATAGTTGAGGGTGATCGTAGGGCTGGTAACGTGCTTCGCGTCCATGGGCGCGCGTCGGGCGGGGTGAAAAAGACTGCGAAGACACTGCCGGATTTGATAGCCGAGGTTGAGCTTCTTCCAACGGAAGCGGAAGTGCAAACGATGGCGGAGAATGCGGTTACGATCGAGCGATATAACCCGCTGATTAGCATAAACAACGATTTGAATTTGGGGATATAACATGACGCAGCAAACTTTAGTTTCAGCGGCCTTCACCAGACTTGTGGGTGCAATTAATGCGGTCCATAATCTCGTGACTACTGCCGACGCAGAAATTGGCGACATTTCAACGTTAACGACCACAAACACATCCAGTTTGACTGCGGCGGTAAATGAGGTGAAGACCGCTATTGATGCCGTGTCAGGGGGGGCGAGTATTGATGACGGCGCGCCCACCTCGGGAACGGTTTGGTCATCCAGTAAAACGCAGACCGAAATTGTAACGGCAGTTGCGAATGCATTGGAAGGCGAAGACCTTTCGGACATAGCGGCTCAAATTACCGCATTGGTATCGGCTGATGCTGGATTGCTGAACGTGGATGCTGCACAAGGTTTATCATCGGCACAACAGCTTCAGGGTTGTCAGAATTTGGATATTGGTGACCCGACGCATGATTATGTGACTGCTATAAATGCAGGGATTAATCCGGGGTTGTGACACAGCAATCCCTTCTCGCATTAGCATTTGCGAGGTTGACGGCAGCCATCAATGCTGTGGACGCAAAGACAGGCGGTGGTTCTGTTTGGAAGCAGCAAATGGCATTTGCGGGGCGGCTCTATTGCTACAATGATGCGCGCTGGATTGCGGCGGCTTGCGATGACAATTATGGCCCTGGTTATTATCAATGGGCAGAAAGTGGGGCGGCGGGAGCCGATCCGGTTCAAGAGTGGGAGCATAAAGGTTTCTACATCCGCGCAGGAACAACAATACACGAGCTTGCGATATTCGCCCGTATTTTGGACATAAATACAATTGCCGACCTTGAAATTCTGATCTCATTCACTGACCCAAATGGGCGGTGGGATAGCATTGGTGTGGATAATGATGCTGAGGACAATCATACAACACTCTACAGGGGCTTTTGGAAAGCTGGCGGTTCCGGCGTCCTTCCTGTCAATACGCCCTTGAATGATGAAATTCGACGCTCGTTGCCATGCTCGCCGAATAATGATGGGAGCGGCCCATTTACCGCGCCTGTTGATGGGCAGTTGAAGTTGTATATCAGGCCAGTGAATGTAGACCCCCGACCTAATACATCAACTGACTATGTTCAAATGTCATGCAGTTATTTACTGTCTTACGGAGGGGATTAAATGGAAATTCCCTATGGGCGCTCGACATATAACAGGCAAAAAGGGTGTCCAGCACCCGCCCTTTTGCGCAACATGTATGTAGAAGGTTCTAGGACGGACAGAAAGCAGCTTATCCTGCAATCGCGCTCCGGTATAGCGCCAGATGGTGAATATGGGGCAGGCCCGGTTCGCGGTGTGCTTCAAAAAGACGGGGTTTTTGGCGGCGATAGATTTGTTGTATCAGGCAACGAGTTTTATAGGGGTGCGGTGCTTTTAGGAACTATTGATGGGACGGGGCCGGTTTCTATAGCTTCGTCGGATTTGGAGATATTGATAACGGCGGGGCAAACGCTTTACAGTTACAATGGAACAGATTTTGTCGCGGTGGCGTTCCCCAATGGCGGGAATGTAACAGCGGTTGCTCACTCATTCGGATATTTCATTGCGGTTCGTGCTGGAACGGGCGAGTGGTTTTTTTCTGCTGTTCTTAATGGTAGGTCGTGGGATGCTTTAGATTTCGCGACAGCGGAAAGTGAACCAGACAGGCTGCTCGATATAGCGGTTCTTGACGGGCTGATAGTTTTGTTCGGAACGGAGAGCGTGGAATTTTGGGCATCTACAGGAGATAATGAGCTTCCCTATTCGCAAATCCAGCAAAGGCAATTTGAGCGCGGGTTGATCGCAACCGGTTGTGTTGTTGTTGTCGATAATACGTTCTTTTATGTGTCAGATGATTTTAACGTTTATCGCAATGGTGATGTTCCACAATCGGTGTCTGCTGATGATATTGTGGAAACCATTGCGGCCAGCGCGAGCCATAGGCTATTTTTAATCGAGGATGAGCGTCACAAGCATATTTGTGTCCGCACTGACGATAAGACTTACGGATTTGATGTAACGAGCGGTGAATGGACCGAGTTTTCATCTTATGCCCGTGGGAATGGGCGCGTGGCTCTGGTATGGGTGATGATGAAACAGGTATTGTCTGGAGATTTGAAGGCTTCAGC